TGCCATTCAATATGAGGCATTCTATCAAGATGATAAATAGACTGTCTCTGATTAGCAAACCTTAACATCTTACTGATTGATGAAAGATAACGATTGATAGTAGCAGGAGCAAAACCCCTGTCTTCTAACGTGTCCACAATGTTTTCAATGTGGGTATCGTTAACTTCAGTCACAAGCATTCCCTTACCAAGCATTTCAATTACTTTCTCGGCTCGTTTAGATTGCAACTTCTCCCAACCTTTAAGTGTTAATTTGCGGTGTATCTCCGTTAACAACTTTACATTTCGTTGTTGCATTTATACCTCCGCTTTTCATTGTTATTTAACCCAACTCAAAAGAGTGTTATAAACTCTTTTGCCTTTTGATGTAAGACGCACAAGTTTTCTACGTCTTTCCATTGGGTCTTCAAAAGTCTCTAATAGACCTACGCCAATCTTTTTGTGTCTGTTAATGTCCCCTAACTTATAGGCATTTCGTGACACTGAAGATTGAGATATGTCTAACTCTTCACTTATAGTTTGCATGGCAATTCCGTCTCGTCCACCATGTACTGCAACAAATAAAAACACAGCAATAGCCTGTGCCTCTATTTGCGTATCAAACTTTCGCATTTCCTCTATTATTTTTAATAGATTTACTCCGCTACTCATTTTTGTCCTTTCTTTCTTTCTTGTTTCTACATGATAACATTATCATGTTAAAGATTAAGATAAATAAAATCGCCAATAGCCAAAATCAGCTATTGTTTCGTATTTATCCTTACTCACTTTAAGATTACTCCAATTACTATATTTTTCAATATAGACTTTAAAAAGAATAAAATTTATTGTCATTTTTACTCCTTTTTTAAGTTATATTTGGCATTAATAATAATTGATTACACCACGCATTGTTAAACGTATATATTATATGTTTTCTCATGTTTCTCCTTTCTTTTTGCTTATGTGTTATTTTTATAACGTATGCTATCCTGTCGCACATAGTATGTACAAGAAGAATTTATGCGTTATTAACATGCAAAATACGCCGTCTAGTCCTTAGAAGGCGTTTCGGCTATTGAAACCTCGTCAGTTTTGCTCTTCAGTTGATTTTTGTATCTCGTTTGTAAGTGTAATTATTGGGGGTGTCTTTGCCTCAATAATATTCTCTATTAACTGCACTGCCTTAAAGCCGACCCTATGCGGAGTTAATTCGTCATACTCTTTTAGTGACCTTGTTTTTACCAGAAATGATAGTACCTGTTTTTTGATTTTCCAATTCACCGTCTAGTCCTTTTGTTGATTTCTTTTTGTTGAATATAGCGTCCCACCCCTCCTTATATTTCTTGGAGGGGATATGCACGCCGTCTCGTATTTTATAAGATTTAAAACCAGACATTTTATAATTTTTTAATTATGATTTTTGCCGTTTTATCTTTCATAATTTTTCTTGCTCTATTAATGGCTTTCCTATCAGTAGCAATAAACAAACCTTTTATAGTTGTAGGAATACCGCCTATGGTACTTCTTTGTGGAATATCACTAAAAAGATAATAAGTGTCTATACTGCCATCATTGAAATTCATGCAATGTTTATAAATTGTATATTCTTGTTTTTCCATGTTTCACTCCGTTGATTGTTGATTAATTAAAAAGCATAGTTGCAGTATAAGGGAAATACTCTTTAAACCAGTTTATACCTTTATTAGCTTTTTTATTGTTTCCATTAACTTTGGCATTCAAAATTGCTAGATAAACACCATTAGCAAATCTAGGCAAAGTCAAATTTAAGTGCGTTCTATTTGCAGGAACATATTTTTGCACTGTGACTTGTTCAGTTGTTATTTCATCACATTCTGTTGACTTTAATTTAAATGGCAACTGAATATTCATATTGTCATATTTAATTGTTTTCATGTTTTACTCCGTTGATTGTTGATAAATAAAAAACGCCGTCTAGTCCTAGAACCAAACGGCGTTAATTTTAATATTTACTGAAGTATTTTTTCTGCAAGATTTCTAGTTTATCTTCAGCAGATAAAACTTCCATTTCTGCAAGTGCCTCAGTAAATATAGGCTCTTGGCTATCAAGCAGAGAGCGTCCCTGCTTGGTGTAGCCTATAGCATTTATTTTAGCCTCTTCAAGTTCACCCTCTATGATTTGACAACCTAGTCCAATCATCAAGTTTTATTAAAGCCAACCTTCAGCTATAGCAACATGAAACAGTTTGAGTTTCTCTGTCCCTGTTGCCTTTGCGTATTTGTCAAAGTGCAGTTTTTTTGCTACTTCATCTTTAAATTTTGAAATAGCCTCCGCCCTTTGAATACGCTGAACACATTTTCTAATTTGCATGTGTGGTACTCCTATTGTTGATTGTTGATTAGTTGCAACTGCAACAGACCAAGCCAGATATACAAGTTTAGGCTACGCCCTAAACCTGCCGACTTGGTTTCGCATATAAAATGCTCGTCAGTGTTGCTGATTGTTTATTATTATTTTAACACGTTCAAAGGGTCATACTTAACGATAAGTCGTACCCTTTTTTCAATCTCATGCTCGTCAGTGAATAGCATGTGAAACTTGTATAATATTTGTCTGATTAATAAGTTCATTACATTATCCTTCCTGCTATCTCCACCCAATTAGGTGAAGAGCCTTTTGTTTTTTCGTTAGGTATATTCCAAACACCATTATCCAGACCATACAGTCTTTCATTGTCATGCGAGAAAAAATAAACCTCTTTTGTTTGTGGCATCTTTTTTAATTTTGCGATTAACTCTTTAACTGTCATTAGTGACCGCCTTTTGTATATCCGTTGTTTAATCTGTCACGCTCTGCAAGTCTTTCATCTCTGAATTGTTGTTCTTTGTCCGCCTCTTCGTCTTTCCACTTTTGGAAATACTGGTTTTTTAAATCTTCCTCAATTACATTATTTGAGCCGTTTAAGTCTGCCAGTTTATAAAGACCTGCTTTAATCTTTTTTCTAGTGTCAGCAATACATTCATTAAGAAATTTATTTCTGTATTTGCCTGTAGTTACTGAATAGTCCCAGTAATTTTTATCAAGCGTAATACAATCAAAATTCTTTTTTGCAATAATTGTATTGTATGATTGAAAGAATGAATTGCCGAAATCATCATGTATAATATTTTGATTTGCAACTGGTCTTCCACTTCTTTCACTATATATTGGTTCTACGTTCATAGTTATTAACTCCGTTGTTGATTGATTGTTGATTGTTTCGGACTGTGTTCTGTGTCCTCGTCAGTGCCATATAAAATGACAGACAATCATAATGAGTGGCAAGAACGCCACTCCAAACATTTGCAAATTAATTGAAATACAAATCTCCACTCTCTTCATGTATTGAACATTGAGTGTCAAACTCTTCTAAATAATTGTCCAAGTAATATTTAGGAGTTGTCCCGTCTTTAACGCTTTCCGATAAACTTTTATAATTTTTTCTAAAAATCTCTAATAAATCAGCTTTGATAGTTTTGAAATAAAATTCAGTAAATCCATTATGAACATAGACTGTTTTTGCTTTGTTAATTTTATTTAAAATTGATTTTCTTAATTCTTGATTATTCATAGTGTACTCCGTTGTTGATTGTTTCGGCGTTGCTCCGCCTCGTCAGTGCAATATGTAATTGCAGACAACCGCAAAATTGCAGGGGCTTATCTCAGTCAAGAGCCGTTCCCACCTGCGAGTGGAGTTTCCAAAAGCTTTAAAGACAACTAGCCCAGATTGAACCCAATAAGGATTGAACCGCTTTTGGCAGTATTTTTTTTGTGCTAGATAAAAAAATTTTAAAAAAACGTTATAATTAGTCTTATACATATGCAGATATGGATTGCAACAACTTATTTATTGATTTGACTCAAAATGGACATATTGACCAATAATAGCAGTATTTATAGGAGTTTATGGGATTTAATAGGATTATGTGGGATAGAATAAGATGCTATGTGTGGATAGTTAATCTTTTAAAGTAACACCACAAGGGAAATGAAACTCAAAAGACTTATTAACTTTTAAATTGTCTTTCTTTGTCTGTTGTTTCTTTTGTCTGTAATTCTTGTTGGTTCTCTGCTTGTAGGCTCTACCCTTGTCAGTCTTTAACCAGTCTTTCCTTTGTATCATTAGTAATGAATGTATCCTTTGTTGTCTGTTGGTTGTCCTTTGGTTTATACTTAATGAGATACTTTAAGAGATACACAGAGTATCTTCTTTTTTTTGCTCTCATCTAATAGTGTAACTTTAGTGATTGTAATTCCTTTGACCCTCTGCCCTGCGTTGACCTGCAAACGTGCCTGTGCGTGGCTCTGTGTGGCTTGTGGTGGTGCTTGTGGTGGTGCTTTGGGTGTTGCTTTGTGTGGAACTTAAAGAGAGCAACGCACACGCCCACCCGCCAAACTAAAAAAACAGACTAGCTCAAGCACAGGCGAAAATAAAAAAATGTACGCCCACGCACAACACACGCAAAGGACATACTATCCTTATATAGTTAAAAACGCCTTTAATACCTTGTTTTTTGGTTCTTTTGCACTCGCACACGCAACGCATACGGGGGAAACTGCCGTCCTGTGTATATCATATACCCCCTCAGATTTTTCTCTTAAATATTCGCCATGCGTTCTGCCATACGATTAGCACGATTAGGCGTTTGTTTAGCCCATCTGCTATCTAGCATCTCCACACTAGCTTGTTTGTAGTCCTCTTCTTGTAATGCTTTAAGCATACCCTTAAACTTGGACACCCCATAAGCACCCATTTGGTACACCATCTCAACCACAATGTTCCTTGCACTGTCATTAATATCAGGACATATCTTTAATAAATCATCAGCACCAGTTACAGCTCTAGCAAAGTCTCTTTCAAATAATACTAGCCAACCTGCGTGGTCTGTAGGTGCTACTTCACCTTCTAACATTTTGTGTCCATAGCCACCTGTAAGATGTCCTTCTGTACACTTATAAACTTCTAATCTGTAGCCTTCTTCTTTTTTAACGGCTTCTTTTGTTTGTTCTATATCCATCTGTCTTTTCTTGGTGTCCTTCCTATACTGTGTTCCATAAATTTTTCTAATTCTTGGTCTAACAGTTCTTCTTTGTGTTGATTATATGATAATGTTTGGTCTCTATCCATTCTGTCTACCCAATACTTAGCCGCCATAGCTAAAGCATCAATGGCATCATCATGTCTTAGAGAACCTTTGTCTCTAGTCAGCCTTGTCATTTGTCTAAACAACTGATGGTCTGGTTCATTCTTAAAATCTTCGTGTATCAGTACGTCATCTACAACTAACCTGTGTGAGTTCATCAAAGGCTCTAGTGTGTCTATAATACGTTTTTCTTTCTGTGTATTATGTCTAACTTCTTCTATCTCGCATGGGTGTATCTTTGCCATGACAGGTTTTAACAACTGGGTTGCCATACCATCACCAAAGTTACTCTCAATAACCACATAGTTCACATCATGTTTCTTTGCGATATTAGACAGCCTTGCCATAGTAGTTTCTGAATAACCACCATCTAATGAGCCTATGGCGGTCAGATAAAGCACTCCATGAAGCATTTTAAGCACCGCATACGCTGTTTTGTCTTCTCCACGACCACTAGGGTCAATAGACATTGCTGTGCCTTCAAATGCCGTAAATTCTTCGCTCATCATCATAGGAGCTACAAAATAATCACCTTTAAGTCCCACATTGGGAATATCAGGGTCTATAGCTTTCATTTGCTCTGGTGACGAAGCCCATTGTATCTTAGCAGGTGCTTCTTTCCATGTAGAGCAACCTGAAGCTACAATTAAATCGTTTAACTTTAGAGGGTATCTATTTGCATCAGACAAACTCGTGTCCAACATAAATTGTAAGTTAAAACCAGAACGACCATAAGATGATAGTCTTTCCATAAGGTCTACCGCATCAAACCTTTTGGGGTCTGTGGGTTCACCTTCTTTACCTTGTATGATGTCTGCAAGTTTGTGACCATAACTAATCTTTTGTGTAGGATTAGGTACAAGTGCAGTCCATATCTTTGTCTTAAATCCTCTCTCTTCTAATGAGTTGTATAATGACATCTCATTTTGAGGAGTACCAAGAAATATAATTCTTCCAGTGTTAGGTTTAATGATTGCATCAAATTCTTTTACAGTCTCACCTAATCTATCTCTCATTAACTGCGTTTGGGAGTTATTAGCACTCTCAACGTCATCAGCAATGATAATGTCTGCTCTACTACCTGTTAACTGTCCTGTGATACCCATAGATTTAACTGATGGTGCATGACTGGCTGTAGCAGGTGCTACATCAAATGATACTTTAGAATGTCTTTGATTATCTCTAGGTATCAAGTGTTGTAATAGTGGCATCTCTCCAATTAACCTTTGTGTAAAGGTACTAAAGTCATCTGCTCTAGTTTTACTAGCAGATACTACTAAAATATTTTTTTGTGGATTAAGAAGTAATTGATGACAGACAAAGGCAGAGGTAATCCAAGACTTACCAACGCCTCTAAATGCTTCTATTACAAGTCTCTTTTCGTTTGACTGTAAGTAATCTGCAATATCGAATTGTATAGGTGTAGGGTTAGGCAGGTTTAAGTGCTTCCAACACAAATACAAAAAATTTTTAAAATTTTTTAATCGTTTATCCATCATCAAATGGTACTTCGTCTAAAATGTTATCTTCTTTTTTAGCCAAAGGTTCTTTACTGTATGTTTTACAAACTTCTAAACATACTTTCATTTCTGAAGCTGTTAAATCTTCCCCAGATTTTAATTTCTTATAAGCATGGTTTACCAATAGTTGTGGTAACTCTTTTAAGACTGTTTCTATTTTATTGGGGTCTTCCTTGTCGGTTGTATTTTTTATAGTCTCGTTTTTCATTTTTGTTTAACCTTTTCTTGTGTGTTCGTACTCTTTTCTTTGGTTTCTCTCTAACAACAAAATCTTTAAATTTTTTAGCCATTACTCAAGTATTAATTTTTTAATTGATTTACTTCCGTCAATGTTATCTTCTAGTTCTGCTTTTGATTTGATACATTGATAGTCAACATTGTCATCTGCTTGTCTCAAAGCAATTCTTCTACCTTTAAGGCATTCAGACATAGATGATTGTATTCTGTGTTCTTTTATTTCGTTGTTAACAATCATAAGAAGAGCTACTACAGTTTCAATCATCAGTGTCCTCCGTTTCCGTTTCTTCTTACTTTGTCTTTTAAATCTTCAATATCGTTTAACGCTTTTTCTAATTGCGTTTTTAAAAACTCAATGTTGACTTTGTTAGTCATATTTTGTTCTTGATTTTCAGTTAATTTTTCTACATCAACGTATAACTGCTCGATAAGCATGAACTGTTCTTGGTCTGTAGGGACTTGTAAACTTTTCTTTAATAAATCGTTTTCAAATAGTTCTCTTGAAGTCTCTAACGAAGTTAACCTTGCTGTTACTTCTGTGTATGCAAATACACCCATTGCTACTGCTATAACAATACCAATCATGTTCTTAATTGGCATAGCAACGCTAGTGTTTTCGCTTATTTTCATGTTTTTTCTTTCGTTTGCAATTAGGAAAGTCGAAAGTGTAGACATCATCTACAATCTTATTCAAAAAATTCATACGTTCATCTATCCAAGAAAGCAGTGAATAGATAAACTTATCCATTATTTCTTTTTAAGTTTATTCATTGTAGTAACACCAAATGATGCTCCTACGATTGTTAAGATGATGTACCAGAACATAGGGTCAGCAGTTTGTAATATTGACCAACCTCGTTCCATTGCGTCTTGTGTGTACGGAATAAAATGACAAGCCATTAATAGTGTAAAGAAAACTACCAACCACTCGTCTTTCCACGAATGTTCTTGTTGTTTAATTTGTTCTATCGATATTTGTGATGCCGCATCTAATTCTTTTTCTCTTACAATTTTATCTTTTTGTAATTTATGCTGAATAGCACCAAATGTTTTCTCTGCTATAATTTTAGTAAGAGGATTTTTTAATAATGTTAACCACATCTTACATAGCCCACAAGATTGCTGACCAGATTACAAATAAGGTAAAAAGTTTTTTATCTGTATTTTGCCAGTATATTTTTATTTTGTTAAACCAAGTTTTTGGCGTGTAACCATATATTATCATGTTGTCTCCTCTTTAAATTTTTTCGTTTTTGATTTCGTTACAAAAATATGAAACGTATAATTTTTCTTCGTTCATTTTTTTTTCGTATCTTTCTGTAAATGTAGTTATTATTTTTGCACCACCATTTACACATTCAGTCCAACTGTTGTATTCTGTTGGTACAGTTGCAGTGTTGTTACAAAATCCAGTAATTGCAGAGCAAATACTAAACGCTAGTATAAATTTCATTCAATAATGTATTTGTAATTATTTAAAGTTAAAATAACCTAGTATTCCAACAATTATTGTTCCGATAGTTAAGATAACTTTAAGTCCACCCTTACCCATAGAAACATCTTGTCTTAACGATTTAATTTCTTTTCTCATTTCTTCTATTGATTTAAGAATATTATTCATTCTTTCAGCACAGAGTTTCTCATGTGATGAAAGTCTAACTCCAGTAGCGACTTCGCTATATTCTTTTGAAGTCATCTTTTTTCTAGGCATTATGGTTTAGCTATATCTGCTTTCACTTTAGCAATGGCATCTTCCCAGTTAGTAGTACCATTAACCTTATCCCAGTATTGCATATCTAACTGTTCTTGTATTGATGGATAGGCAGTTGCTCTTTCTCTTTGATATTCGTTAGCGTCATACTCTGCTTGTAGTTCTGTCATCTTAGCTTCTATGTCAGCTACTGGTATAGGTGTTGTTCCATTGTGCCATTCTATTTCACAAGTGTTAATATCATCTCCTCTAACAGTCACCAATGCGTTAGGATTTATTTTAAGTATTGCTTTTATAATCATTGTGCTATCTCCATTGCGAATAAAATTTGTGCAGAACTATCATGTCCAGCTAAATAAATAGTATTACCACCAGCACTTTTAAATCTTACTTTATATGTAATTGCTGAAGTTGTGCTTGGAGAATCAATATACATCATATTTGCTGTGCTATTTCCATTTGGACTAGTATTTTCATAATTAACAATATTATTTGCACTTGATATATCTCCATGCAAATCACCATAACCAGACCTATTAAAAGTTAAAGAATTTCTACCACCAGAAGACTGTATTGTTGATTGAAAATATAAAAGTATTTTACTTGTAGTAGCTGATGGTGTTATTGCTACCGAATAACCAGTATCAGTATAACTTGTATTTGTAGTATTAACATTACTTGTGCAAGTGAAAGATGTTTGAACTTGCAAAACCTTTCCTTTACCAGAATTTGCTCCTAATGTAATTAATGCCATATTGTTATACTCCTATTAATGCTTGGATTTCGTCATCATCTAATCCCAAGTCTTTTAGTTTTTGTTTGCCAGATGCTTTCTTA